TAGGCCCATCTTGATGTATGAAGCCCACCTACAATCGGATAGGTTCTAGATGTTTCGTGATATATGTCTGCATCATTATCTATAGCAACCGTCTCGCACTGAGAAAGGTTTTGAGATTGATTTATGCTAAGTCTTGTCTCTATAACATTGTGTCTATTTTGAAGTTGAAAGTTGCTATTCTGATCTATATAACCTTGACCATTAAAAATCATAAATACTGGAGCATAGGTCTGTGGGTTAAGTAATGTACCTCCCCCATATATTGGTGGGGTTAAATAAAAATGATCCGAATAATTTGTTAGTGTTTGCCTTCCTCTTCTAAAACCAACAACCTTACCGTCAAGTGGTGTTGTACCTTGTGAAAAAGGGTATACAAAGTCATCATATGCCTGAGTCTCATACCACCACTCTTCAATATTTGCATAAGTATTGGGTGACGGTGGCCAATAAAACATGGGAGGTTGGCTGGCTGTGTTTGTTGACTCACCAGAAGTTCCTTCTTCTTTTATGACTTCAAGACCTATTATTGCACCTTGAAATATTTTCTCAGACTCAGGAGTTGCACTAGTACCACCATAAAAATCATCACTAGGCATTATGCAAGAACCACCCCATTTACCGTTAGCTCCTTGACCTCCAGAATTCTGAAACATACTATACCAAGACGCTATAGCATTTAATTGCCCGAATGTTCCATCAGGGTATGAATTGGTGGTATGTGCGTTCGCTCTACAGTTTATTTTCCAATAATCTCCTACCTCATAATAGGCTTGCTTGGTCCATAAAATATTTATGTTCATTCCGTTATGAAACAATGTAATTTCTTGAGTTAAAGTTGATCCTGAAGGAATACCCTGTGTAGACCAACCACCGTTAGCTGTTGGATCAGCAGTTAATTCGAATTGAGTTTGGCTTATTATTTTTACTGTAAATCTAATATCCGCCCAAATATAAGGTGCGAATTGACTTAATTGGTGAACGGTTACTATGCTTGGGTCACCTGTTCCATAGTGAATAGCTGGCTCTGCTACGTTTATGGCTCCGAATTCATTAGGTGCGTTTGTAGATTCTAAAAAATCTGAATAAACAGGGTGTTTTAATATAAATTGGTCTAAATTATCTGTTTGAGCTGCGCTACCGTGAGAGTGTGTGATATGATTCACCTGTGCCGTTGAAGAAAATTCAGTTATATTATCTACTTTTATTTTAAAATATAAACCTGGAACTTGAGATCCACCTAAGAAGTTAGCTGGTTTAGAATCAAGTTCAATTACCTTGTATCTTGTGTTTTTAAATGTAGGACCACCTAAGTCTGACTTAAATATAACATACTCACCCACTGGTATCTTATCTCTATCAAAGTCATTAATAAGAAAGTATCTAAACAAGCCTTCACTATAAAATAATGTTGGAAATATATTGTAATATTTTCCTTTAGATTGTTTTATAACAAGTCTATAGTTACTTGCAAAATCTGGTGGTTTATTATCAATGGCTACTGTGATACTGTTTCCTGTATTAGAGTTTAATGGTGGCACATATATCGTAGAGTCAATTACTGGAGCCGTTAATACCGTGGTAAACCTTCCGTAAGCATCACCGTATTGAATACCTATCTCGTAATCTCTATCGCTCCTAAATGTTTGAGACGGAACCGAAGCGGATGCAGTTTGAGAAACATATCCTACCTTGTAGTCTATTAATATAGGCTGTCCAATAGAGTCTGATATATCGTAAGATGTTTCATAGTTACCGTATACTATACGTCTATCAATTATAGCCTGCGCCTTTGCTTTTAATGGAACATTGTCAAATAACCTAGCTAACTGGTTACTAGGTAATGCTGAATACACCTTGCTATTTGAAAATGGATATGTATGTATGTTATTATCTGAAAGACCTGGAGTGCCACCAGTACCAGAAATTACTGTGCTTTTATTGAAGCTTTCAACCACAGATATGTTCATGCTTTTAGTGTCCCTCATTAGGAGTTCAATCTCTTCGACAAACTGATTACCAGTTTCAAATGATATCTCTACCTTGTTCATAGAGTTCATCATTCCCTTGTTTTCTCCAACACCGTAGTCAACTTCATATGGAGACGGTATGAAAGACATCCCTGAGAATGGTGACATAGCGCTATATTGATTATCTACATATTTAAATCTGTATGAGAATTGAACAAATTTTTCTTCTAGGTTATTATCTTTAATTGTATTATCATTAACCATGTCAATAGTGGGAGCGTTAAGAGGCGCTGCCAGTATCACTGATATGTCGTCATCTATTCTAGAGTCGTCAATATCGTAAGATCTCGCTCTAGATACATTGATTCTTCTTGGGGGATTTAAGTCATCTGTCCAGTATAGAAATCCATCTATATAGTCCATACCTGTAACGTAGTAGTCCTTGTTAAAGTTAAACTGACTTACCGCTGATGCAGATGCTTTATTTGATTGAAGGATCCTATTTACAGTGTTCATTGACTCATTATACTCAAACACACCGTCAAATGTATCTGCCGTAACTAGGTAGTATATTAGGTTGTCAGCCTCAGATGTTGTTGCCCCTATAGTTCTAGCTGTTGTTGTAACTCTACCAGTTACGTTTCCTAAAGTATTTAAAGCAACACCTACCCTAGTGTTACCTTTTTTATTCCTTACATTTCCAGCGTCATCCCCTTCAGAGTGAGTTATCTCTATATTTAAAGCGTCACGATAAGAACCATTAGGCAATAGATTTTCATCTATATCCTTATTCATTACACCCTTCAGAAAATTATTAGTTATATCTGCCATTATCCTTTATTCCATTTATTCTTCCCTCTAAACGTCATTAACAAGTCTATTTGACTCATACCATTCATTCTTATCCTAGCGTTCCTGTAAAGAGCTCTCTGCTTCTGTCTGGCTCTTGTTTTAATACCGTCAGCTATACCAAACTTAGAGTCTAACAACTCATACGTTATGTATGCGTATATATATCTCTCAAAGAATTTATTAATAACCACTAGACTATCGTTTCCACCCTCCATTCCGTCAGATATGTATTCCAGTATAATTGTTGCGCCAGACATAGTTGAATCAAAATCTATAACACCAGCCGCCTTGTTAACTTTAAATGTAGGATTACCGTTGGCTAACGCTGTATCCATACTATATCTACCACCTATAGAGTATCTTGAACACTCTTCGGTTGGACTTGTCGCTGACGATGTACTATTAACTCTAGATTGCTCTAGATCTGAAGAGTTAGCTAACAATACCTCCCCTGCGTTATCAAACAATATCTCATTACTATTATCCCTCAGATAGACATCTGCCGCCATAGCGTTTCTGTTTTCTGTCATTGGGTACATCACACCATTTACTAACTTTGATACCCTTATAAAATCAACATAGTCCGATGGCATTATATATTTCAAGCTAGGCTCAATAACATCCTCTACAATCTTTGTAGATTTAAATGCGTCATAATTTAGTTCCTTTACCGCTTGTTTAGCTGTGAACCTAACCTTGTAAGCTGGAACATTATCAACCTGTGAATCTTCCCCTACATGTATTAGCATATAGTTTTTTACAATATCCCTTAAAGATATATACTGGTAAGATCCGTGATTCTCTGATGCCGCGCCGCCACTACCTAGGTAGTATTGATAGTCTGTTAAATATGCCATGTCTTATTTCTGTTCTTGTTTTTCTTGTACTTCGTCTGCCTTTGCGGCTTGAACTACATTAGGGTCACTTATCTGAATACCAGAATATTGTAATATTTTAAGTGTAAGGTTCGTTTCTTCATCTTGTTGAAGCTCAAAATCTTGATGGTCTGAGGCCTGAGAGTTAAATATTGGAGAGCCATCTGTAACTGATAAATAGGTCCATTTTGGTGCTTTTGGGTATCTAATATAATCTATAAGTACGTTGTTAATAATTGTTGTAGGGTACACCTTAATTTGACTGTAAAAAGGAGATGTCCAACTAAGATTATTATGTATTGTATATACTGGGTAGTCCGTAGTAGGCGCTGTATCCAGTGATGCGTTCAACTTTAAAATTTTGTTCTGCGCTACTGGCTCTATAACCTCTCCTTCAACTGTAGATATAACACTTAATGAATAAGCATCAATAGGGAGTCTAAAGTTTGCAGTAGTACCATCATAAGCTAATACTGCGCTTGTATTAAATCTATTTATAACCTCAGCTAGTCTAGTAGGAATGTCTCCTAACCCACTTCCGTATAGGTGTTTATTACGCTTATTAACAGCCAAGCTGTAGTCATGTGCGTATTGCTCAAATATTTCCATCTGAGCGTTCTTAGCATATAAATTAAACTGCTCTGGTGTTATGTATCCGTTATTGTCTTTGCTTAGTATCGCTAGTACAGTATTTCTTACGTCATTAATCATACTGGTGAGTTTTATACAAAGATAAACAAAAAAAGGGCAATATCTAGAAACAAAAAAAAGCCCTACAATATGTAGAGCTCTTAATTTAATACATTAACAGGTTATTATGCCCAATCTAATACTACTCTAGTAACATTAGTAGGTGTATGAGGCAATCTAGCTGTAATATCCATAAAAGGATTTGTCCATGAAGTCGTTAAAGCTTCTTCAATTAAGTTAGCTAAAGCGGTTAATTGTGCTTTAGTACCAGCGTCATTAACACCTGAAGTAGTAATTTTAAACGCTAAAACATCAGGGTTAGCTTCTTGCTTTGAAACAGAATCCAAATAAACAGCTATATTGTTATCGGAAATTCTCTTAACACCTGCAATTTTTGAAACAGGGATTAATGTAGGCTCACCTGGAGAACCTATTGTAATTTTTAAAAATTTGTTCATAATAAAAAAATTTATGAGTTAGTAAAGTACAAAGATACAAAAAAAATTACAACTCTTCTAGTAATGAAACTAGCTCGTTATATTTCTCTACACCTTCCTTGTTGTTGTGGAAATATTCAGTAAGAGCATCCATGTGATCCTCACCGAAAGGAACTCTAAACAAAAGTTTTTTGTTGTCCTCAAGGTTATACCACACCTCTGTGTTTTTCTTTCTGAATGCTATAAGTTTTGCCTCTACAATATTAGCGATAATATTGTCCGTCTCAACCTCTGTATCCTCGAACATATCTAAAAAATGACTAGGGTATCTCTTCGCAAATATTCTTACGTCACGCTTCATCTCGTCCACGTACATGTCCTCTACCTTAGAAGGGCTTATAGATCTCATTACAGACTCCAATTGAGATGTGGTAAGCTGTCTTGATAACATTTGAGCCTCGAACTCTAGGTCCATGCTCTCTACATCTTTCTTTGCCTCTGCCTCATGATTCATCTCGTAAAAAGTAGAGCCACCATTCTTCTCATTGTCTGGGTGATACTCTAAGAACTTTTGAAGAGTCATCTGTCTATTAGGAACCAATAAGGATCCATCTAAGAATACAATATGACCAAGCCTTGCCTGTCCATCCTGTTCATCCTGAAAAATACTTGATTGATTTGTAGCGTATCTTAACGCTCTGTTTTCTTGCTTGTCTGTATCTAACCATGTCAACTCCTTACTTCTTGAGTGTTTAGTTGCGATCATACAAGTTAATGGTGTCTTATCACCTGAAAGGCGATATACCTTATTATCTGTTTTCATTTTATTTGAATTTAATTATAATTAAAATAAAGGGAGGAGACTTACTCCCCTCCCTATATACATATTTGCTATTAAGCGTTGAACATGAAGAAGTTGTTCGCTCCTAGAGTACAAAGTGCTCTTTCAGACAAGAAGTTAACCTCCATTGAATCTAAATCACTCGTTGCTGCTCCACCAGCTGAACCTGTCATCCAAGTTTTGTAACGACGAGACTCTGCTTGAGACTCTCTGTATCGTACATGTAAGAAAGGACGCTTAGCGTTCTTACCCATAACTTGATCATAAACAGTCATAGTTCCAGCAGGAACCATAATTCCGTTTACTGCTCCACCAACTAAACCTCCACGAAGCGTTGCATCGTTTAAGTATTTCCAGTCAGTCTTGTAGAACTCATAACCTCTTGTAAAGCCATCAAAACCTAAGTTCAATGCCATATTCTCATCGTTATCAAATAAACCATAAGAAGTACCACCTGGCTGAGAGTTTTGTGCTGCTAACATATCATCAATATCGAAACCGAACTGACGGTTTACAAATAATACGTTTTCAGCAATTGCTCCTTGCTTGTCAAGTCTTTCTACGATAGAATCAATATCACCTAATGTAGATGGATTACCTCCAGCCCATACATTACCTCTACTGTTTACCTCGTGGAATAAACCTTTTGTACCTTTCATACTAGCTACAGTGGCTCCACTTGCTGCTACTGCTGGTTCACCCTCAACCATTGCCATCTCTAAGTAATCTTCAAAACGAAGACGAGTTTCATGCTCTGATTTAATGTACCATAAGAATCCATCTGCTCCATTTTCTGTAGTTACTTCAACCCATCCAATTTGTGCCATGTCAGAACCAGTAACGATGTACTTGTCTTTAATGATGATTGGAGAATTATCGAAGAACTGAGACTCAGCCTCTAAAGCTCCTACCATTCCAGCAGTACCCTTTTGAAACTCAGAACCGTAAACAAATGCAACTACATCTGTAGCAGATCCAAAAAACGCGCCAGCTGCATCATTTTCGTAGTAAGCTACTCTAAAAGAATCTAATCCTGCATCTGCAGTTAATGCACCTACAGCTGTAATAATTGCCTTTTTAGTTATCCCTTTAACTGCTGATGAAAGCATAACAGTTTGACCTACTCTAAAAGTACAAGTACCTGCTGCTATGGTAAATTCATCTCTTATATTTGCTGCATAAGAAGCTCCTCCTCCTACATTAGTAACACCAGTGTATTTAGTATGTAAACGACCCTGCTCTGACCATTTGATCAAATCTGAGTTAGATGGAGACTCTGCTCCTACCATACGCAAGAAAGATGCGATTGATCTATTCCCGTAACGCTCGAATTCTTTTTCAAACGTGTCAGGAAGATATTGATTTAGAAAATCGAAATCCGTAGATCCCAAATAATTTCCAGGTATTGCTACCTTAGTTGGCGTCGGCGTTAATGAAAACGTCGGTGACGCGGCTACTTTTCCAGCCATAATTTTTAGTTTTTAATTGTTAGTTATTATTTTCTACTTTTAATAACCAAGCGACTTCCGCTGTCAGAGTTTACAACTCGAACTCTACTTTGTGACCCAACGCTTTGACCAGTTGTTTTAGCCTGCATATCTACATTTTTAGCCTCCTTCACATCTTTTGTTATTGCGTCGGCTGCTCCTTTTTCATATGCAAACTTAAATAAGGCGTCTGGATCCATTGCTGCATTCAGTGCCTTGTGGTAAGCGTTAGCGTCTTTAAGCATGCCATTCTCATCAAGATGTTTATTTACAAAATTTCCTGCGTTTGACTGCGCTTCTTTTGTTGCATTAATATCTGATACTTTAAAAGTAATGTTTTCATCTCCCACGTTGTATCCGAAACCTTCGAAATTGTTAGAGAAAAGTTCATTAGTTTTTGTTGAGAAGTGCTGTGATTTCTTATTGTTCACCTCTTGATCTTCGCTTTGTTGCTTGGTACTTTGCTTGTATTCGTTAAAACCATCTCTCTCCTCATTAGAAATAAAACCATCGCTTGACTCAAGAGGGGCCTTGTATTTTTCTTGTTGATCGGAAAAGAAATTTTTAGCTTGTGCAAGCATTTTCTTTTTTGCTAGTTTCTTACCTCGTATATCCATCTCGTCATCAAGGTCATCATCATAAGAAAATTCTCGTTCCATTTCAAACGCAACATCTTCCTCATCAAACTCTGGATTCTCAGATAGTATATACTCAGCAATCATAGCATCAGGAGATTCGTTGTCAAGATTTCGATTTAGTTTAACAAAATCTTCAATCCCTCTTCCAGTCTCCTGTTTATATTTACGTAGGGCCTCAATGTCTTCAGACAACTCTTTCTCTACAATTTCTTTTTGTAGCAAGTCATCATAGGACAATTCTTCCCTTCCGAATTTTTTTCTAATATGTGAAAGAACGCTTTCGTCATCTAATTCTACAGGAGTATTTACAACCTCATCCTGCTTTACTTCTTCTGACGTAACATCTGGGTTTGATACTTCTTGCTTTAAAACAATTTTTTCAACCCCATCATTTTGCTCTATACCTTGCTCTTTTTCATGCTTGGCTACTAGATCTTGTTCAATTTCTTGCGTTGATTTCTCTTCCGAGTCAACGATTTTTACAGATTTAAATTCCATTTTAATTATATTTGATTATTACAAAGGTAATAAAAAACTATCACCCAAAAGATTCAAGACCAAACCCATCAAGCGTATCCTCGTTAGATTCAAAATTTACAGGAGGAGTATTATCTTTTCTTTGCTGTATCATAGTGGACTGCTGAGTAGATTGTTTATCTATTCTTTCGTCTTTTCTATCCTCCTTCTTCATCTCTCTACCGCTAATATTTTCAGACTCAACACCTCTAATCTGCATGTTATAGCTAAACTCTAGCTCCATAAGAGTCTTTTTAGCCTCAACCTCAAAGTTCATCTTTCTTATGTCTGCCTCAGACTGCGCCTGTACAATGGCCATCTTACCTTGCATAACTGCCTGCTCTGTCTGCATCTTTGTCTGTGCAGCTGCCTGTTGAGACTTCATGTTAGCGTCTGATTGAGCCTGTATCTCAGCCATTTTTCTTTCTTGGTCCTTTTCCATCTTCTGTCTACGCTTTAGTTTAAGAAGTTGGTTACCCAGTTTTATATTATGGCAATTTCGTATATCTATAGCATCCTCAAGATCTATACCGCCTTTAGATAGTGCCTGTTGAATATTTTGCTCTATAAGTTGTTTTTCCTCTTCATCTGGAGAAACATCTATAAATATGCCAAACGATGATAGATAAAGATTTTTTATATCCTCTAGTATAGATACGTTATATTTTCCTATTTGATTGGCAAACTCTTCCCTATCTGATGAGTACTCAAGTATATCTGAAACTCTTAAAGATACTGCTTCCGCTACTCTCTGAGTCATTGATAACCCCGCCTGTAGTATATGTCTTGTAGCAGTGTTAGAATTTAATGCCGCTAACTTTTGAACACCAACAAGCGCGTTAGGATCTGGAGTAGAACCATCTCTCTGCTCGTTTATCCCTGTTACATCTCTTAACATTCTTAACCAGTGGTCATACTGTCTAGTTAAAGCCATTAACTTTGATTGACCTGAATTGCTATTTAACTCTTGTATAGGAGTCTTTGCGTTATTAAACTCTCCCTCTGAGTTATAACTACGACCAACAACACTACCAGTGGCAAAATACATATCGATAGCTGCCTGTGCGTCATAAGTACCCCCATTACCTAAATCAACCTCATTAACACCATCAAGATCCAGGAAAATTCCGTCTGGAACCATTTTTTGTTGTATCTGCTGTATCTTCAGATCCGTCATTGCTATTAAGTCAGCGTACTTTATCATTCTCTTTACAGTACTGTCTATGCTACCCTTGTATTTTCTTGGTGAAACTGCTATATAATTAGGAACAGTTTTTTGAAACTCTGACTCTGGGCGAACCATGTTTCTCATAAGCTCCCACTTCAACATTGTATTAGACCCTAAAATCATAGCGCCATCATACCATACGTCAATTCTTTTTTCTAGTCTTTCAAAAAACTCAGAATCATCCTCTGGATTAAAATTTTCATCTCTTCTTATAGCTCTCTCTCCACCGTTTTCAAGTATTTTTTTCTTGTATATAAATTTCTTATCTGTCTTATAATTAAAAAATAAAACATTTACAACAGAGTTGTTGTAAAGAGTGTCGTCAGTAGGTCTATTTGTACTATACTCTCCAGACCAATTAGTGCTTAGGTTTGTTATGTCTTCTATATCAGAAACTGTTAGGTTTGGATTTATTTTTTTTAATTCTGTTATGGGTATTTGTTTTACCTCACCCCAATAAAAACAATCTGAAAAATCATCCTCTTCAGTATATGAATATATTGTTTCAGCAGGGTCTACATTTTCTATTTTTACACCTTCACCATATGAGTAAGTATGCTTCATTATACCTATACCTATAGTAGTGACATCATAATTAAACACATCTTTTTTATCGTGAAATTTATTCATGTCAAACATAGTAGATATAGCTAACTCTTCAGCTATTTCTATAGATGGTTTGTACTCCATCTGCATATGTAATTGAAGCTCTTGATCGTTATTTGGTAAATCCTCTGGAGGCATGGTGAATCCGTCTACACCAATTTTATCCTTAACTTGTGTTAGAATACCCTTGGCCAACATATCTTTCTCTATATTCTCTTCGTATAAATTCCTCTTATCAGCAGACATTGCGTCTTGAGCATACACCCTTGGGTGAAATAATCGGTTTGACATACCGTTAACAATGATATCTACAAACTTAGGAACTACAGCTGGTGGTTGCCAGTTTAAATTTAACTGTGATAAATCACCGTTAACCTCCATTCCTTTTTTATATTTACCTACAGACTGTTCTCCACGAGCATATAGTCTTAGGTTATGAAAGTCAGATTGCTGATCGTAGTATCTACAATTACTTCCCTCTCTATTGAACCATTCATATTGAATAGCCTGCCCAACCTTTAATCCATAAGAGTCCGTTGCTTTTTCTGCATCTGGAGCCATGTAGTCGGGAAATGTTGAAAATTTAACTAAAGGTGATTTCTTGTCCATTTGTATTATCTCTTGATTTCGCTATTATTGCCAGAGTTGTCGTATCTTACAAAGTTAAGCTTTATTTCGGACTTTTCTTTTTTAGGTGTTAGCCTGTGTTTTCTTGTAGCCATTATAGCTAGTCCAGAAGATATTGAGGCATCATGCTTAGTTCTATTATTTATATCAAATATAGCCCAATCCGCAAGAGTTCTATTGAAAGGCATTGTCCCACACTCATCTGGTTCAGCTCTATATGTACACTCCCTATCGTATCCAACATATTCATTTATCCATGACTGTATAGAATCAGCGTGTACCTGTTTAACGTCTTGAGATGTATTAGGTATCCCTCCTAATTCTTTTTCTGTTCGTGAAAGTTTGTCATATGATTTGTCTGGCCTATTTAAAGAGTATTTTCTATAACCTCTATTCTTGAAGTGATACAGTAGTCTTGGCTTATTATTCTCAATTAAAATTGGCATACCATAGAAGACACACGCCATAAGTACATCTTCAAAAAATTCTTCAGCACTATTTGGTCTGTGTATATACTCTAAGAAGAACTCATTAGATGGCGCACTGTCATCCATATTTGTTTTCGTTAAACCATGAAGAGCTCCATTTGAACCCCTACCACCAACTGTTGCAGATATATCATATGAGTCACATCCGAATAGACCAATATTGTCATTACCTGGATATTTCATACCCTTGTCTACTCTTTTTTTGTTTTGCATGTTCTTAGGCGGTATCCATGACACTATGAAATTACCTCTAGTTTCAGGGGTCCATATAACCTCAGAATCTTTCACACCATCCTTCCAGTGAAAGTTACCCTTTGTTATTACACGATCTTTTATCAAGCCATCATTGTAATCTATCTGGTCGTATATTTTTGTTAGGTTAAATATAGATCCTTTAGATTCATCACGAAATGCGTGGCCCTCTGTTCTTGGGTACTGTCTGTAGTGTTCGTTTAGTTCATCTGGACTGTTTTTAAGGGCGTCAACTTCGTTCTGCCAGAAATCTATAGCTCCCATGTCTATCTCCTCTCCGTCTACTCCTATTACTGGTTTTTCTGGGGTAATAAATACAGGGTGTCCGTATTGATCTATAAAACCCTCCATGTTATGTTCCATAGGTATAAACAATGAGTACATACCACTCTTTGTCTGACCATTCTTAGATCTTACCCTAGGGTTGGATCCTTCATATAGGTCTTTAAAGTTCTGACCACCTTTAGCTAGTGAGTTACAGGTAGAACCAGCAAACACCTTCCCTATAATTCTCTTACCTAGACGTAAACAAGTCTTTGTTACACCCCAATTCTTTTTTATATTGTTTGGAGCAACCCACTTACCTATCTCATCATCTATCAGCAATTTTAATTTCTCACCATCATAGCTATTCTCGTCAGTATTCTTCCAGTCAATAGAGGTATCTAAACCTTCAATTTCGTCAAGCTCATTAATATTCATATTGCTCTTCGTGATCTTCCTAGCTGGAACACTGTACACTAATTCTGTCTTTGGCTTATCCATACCAGACTGTATAGGTCTAAAGAAGAAAGGATAATTGTTAGATATAGGTACGACTTTATTTACAAACATTTTCTTTGCATCATCTCCAGTCTTTGAAAGTATACCTACTCTTGAATCTTTTAATAATGTAGCCATATCAACACCTACAGAAGATCCCATAAAGGAAAACCCTGAACGACGTATTTTCAGGTATATCATCCCGTAACATCTACTATCAGCTCTACACGCCTCCCAATAAATAAAAAGTATTCTGTTCGCATCTCTAAAGTCTGGATGACCCACATCAATCTTTGTATGCTGAAGATACATGTAGTGGTGGCCTGTTATGTAGGTGGGAGTGTTGTTATTGTAAAACCAGTTTCCTATAGATCTATAATTAAACTCTCCCTCTATATAACCTACGTATTTAGATTTAAAGTCGTTATCTCTAGATCTCCATTCACTTGTCGATTGAATTTTATTTAATTCTTTAGGTACCGCTGTAACCACCCATTTATTAGATTTTTTTTCTAATTTACTAGGCTTTTTAGGTAGAGCTATCTTAACCCCATTAATTTCGTATATCTCCCCGATTGTTCCATCCTTAGATATAACAACCATGTCATTTTTTTCGTCGTATCCATAGGCCCAAGCATTTTTATTATTTTTACTTGTATACTCTGAGTTACCTACATGATCATGTATGACAGTGTATAAGCTATCCCAAGTAAAATTATTTTGTTCGCTCCTCTGCACTTAAAAAGTCTGTTTTTGGTTTAGATACTATTTTTAGTTCTGGGTTATCTTCTTCTTTTAATTTATTCTCTTCTATCTGTATTTTATCAAGTATTTCAAAAGCATCAAATATAGCCATCTTCTTCGCAGAGGCTGCGTTCTTGAGTTTATCTGCCGCTAGTGGATCCTTACCCTTCACAACTATTTTTTCTTTCGCTACACGCATTAAATCTTGAGCCGCCTCTTTTCCAGCGCTAATAAGATCTTCTTTTATCTTTCTTACTTCGTTAGACATATGTTATTAGAATTAACCCTATAATATTTTTTACCTTCAATATTAAACTCATATTCACTGTCAGTTTTAAATCCAACAAGATCTCCATTCTTTAAACCTAAATCTTTCATGTGGTTGTTAGGGTACTCCATAGTACCATACAGCTCCTTTTCACTTCCATTATGGAAATCTATATCATTATCTATAGGTGAAACAAAGCAGTAAGGATCAAGTGTTGTCCACTCGTCTTCCCCTGGATTCTTATACATAAAAACCTGGTAAGGATCTACCATGTACATTTTGTCTTTTATTAGACCAGCAGCATACTGCTCAATACCCTTCATGTCATTGTATTTTCTAAAGACGTTGTGGTGAACTATTATAGTTGCACCTTTAAAAACAGGCGTATTAAGTTTTTCGGGAGGAGCCAATACTGTAGCGTACCTATTAGTTGTTGTATGGTTTTCAATACTACTGCTAGTTATTAATTCTCCACCCTTAAATTTTTTGATATTATTATATAACCTACCATCTAATGGTTCGACTATATACGTGTATAAAGATTTCATTAGTACTCTATATTATACTCTATAGCCACTGGCATGTAAGACCCTACAGTCTTCCATAGGTATACCTCATCTTCTTCGTTTGAAAGCCATATCTGTATTCTACCAGATTCTAACTCTATTATCTCACGAATGTTATGCTTACCTCTAAGCATTGGCTGCCCCACAGAAAAATTCATAGCCTTTAATAAATCAGGGCCTATAGATATTTTACGAATTAACAACATCTTCCCTGATTAACTCACCCGTCTCAAGGTTTATTTTGAAGTCTCCATCATATTTTTTAGTTAAATCTGATTGAACATCATCAAGTGCGTATAACGCTTGATCATAATTCATTAACGAAGATTTTTGTCTACTTTGAATTGATGATAATTGAGAGGTTGTATACGCTAATTCAGCTTCACCTCTCTTAAATGATGTATGTGCAGATTTGTAGCTGTTTAGCTCTTCTTCTGAAAGAGTTTCTTTAGTTGTTTTCATTATATTATATTTAATTAATTACGTAAAGATATATAAAATATCTCTACGAGCCACATCCTATACAGTCAATCTCTGTATTTTCAGGTTTTGTTCCATTTAATTTCATCTCTAGATTATGAATTTTATCCTTAACGTCCATATCCGAAAACATGTCTCCAGTAAGCTTTCCATTAAGAGTTTCTATCTCTTTTATTATATCATCCATTAAGACCACGTAGCAGTCGCAACGCGCTGCCAAGTATTTGTGGCTACACATATATATAAAAAACCTGCCGCTACAGCGTAGTGCCCAGCAACCCCTGCTGCTGATGCGCTTGAAGGTACTGATGTTCTAGTTCCTAATAAATAAGTTCCAACACCATCAACAGTGTAGTTAGCTGTACCACCACTAGGAGTTGTATCCTGGTCCGACCCCAATAATCTATCGGTCCCAACTGGAGTTTTAATTGTTTGATCGTTAATTTTACCCATAGTGCAAAGTTAATAATTATTTTCTGTTTATATTTATCTTAAAAGTTATACGATATAGTACATAAAAATAAATACAACTTTATAGTTCTGTAGTCGTAATCTTCATCTGCACCAATAAACTCCCAACCTAATAAAAATCTATCATGCGGCCAGTGTAGCTCAAGCTTTATAGTCCAAATCATAATTCCTTATATTCTTCAGTTGCATCAAAACTAGGACACGCCTTACGTGCATAGTCTCGATGAGAATGAATAGTTGCGTCAGGATACATTGCCTTTAAAGTTTTTAATACTGATAACAATGATTCCTTTTGTTTTTCATTACGAGTGTCTTTTGGTGTTTTACCATCTTCCTCAACACCACCACAGTAACATATACCTAAAGAAATTCTATTTTGACCCTTTGTGTGAGCGCCCATCTTATCAATATCTCTACCTTTAAATATCCTTCCATGTATATCTATATAAAAGTGATATCCAATATCGCTCCATCCTCTTCCATTAACATGCCAACCTCGTATTGTATCTACAGATACATCTTGCCCTTCTCTAGTAGCTGAACAGTGTACTATTAGTTTTTTAATGTCTTTCATATTATATAATATTTTTTATCTTTTTTAATGCAACACGCACTACAAAATTTAATAAATAACCTATTATTACCCATAGCCACCACTTAGAACCTCTACTTTCTCTCCTAATCTTTACCCTGCCTGTTTTTTCTTCTTGCTTTTTAGTGGAAACGCCTACCCTTGCATTTTTTCTAATTACAAGCTTAGCAATAGTAATAGAGTCTTTATATATTCTTTTTTTTAACTGGTTCTCCTTTCTTTTGTCAACTCTAGTTATATATCTTATCTCTCCAGTTTCAATAATAGTTTTCTCGATAGTGTTAGTTATAAAGGTAGTGTCTCGTAAAGTTATAGTATCACTAATTATATTACTTAATAGTAATGTATCTGTCTTAGTGGTTATAACCGCGCCTTTACTTTCTGCTTTAATAGTATGTTTTTTAGCTAACTCAATATGCTGTTGAGCTGTCTTACAGCTAAACAATAACAATAATGTAATAAGAGCTGTTATTTTTACTTTCAAAGTTTTATTTTTTTTCTTTAGTATCCTTTTCTACAAATGCTTTTAAGTCCATCTTTCCAGCTATCCACGGTATAAACCCACCCATCTTCCAACCTAGACGAACAAAATTTTCTACGTTTGAAATAAATAAGTTTATTATTATATAATTATAAAATGCGTAGTGTAGAAAAGAATATATATTAATATCAAATCCTAAAAAGTCTCTGTGAGGTATATATACAGAGCATAAATTCATTGACCCAATCATAATACCATATACCCCTAGCTTAAACCATCCTTTAGGAAACTTGGAGGATTGAAAACTCTTACCTTCTCTTCTTGAAGCTTTTATCCCTGTATGCATCTCTAGAAAAAACAACAGAATTAGTATCATTGCAACTACAGCATGTATACCAAAAATATTCTCAAATATATAAGAAAAAGAAGCTAGTAAACTACTTATAATTGCCATCCACTCAAACTTAGCAGGATGAAATATATTGTTTATCATATGACTTGAACTATTGTACCCGTTTGATGTAGCTATGTATTCTAAAAATTTATTCATTACATTTCTATTGTTTCACACCATTTGTCACTAAGCAATAGAACCATAACTTCTGAATAAGAAAGTGTGTCTATAGGTTTTACAGATTTATCTATTATAAACCTAGGTGTTGATCCGTCTTCCCATTTAACTAGGAATTGTGTTTCAGCAAGATTCTTTCTAACTGTATTACTAGAGTCTTCTCCTACTTCATTGTAGTCTACATTATTTAAATCTGCAATATTTAATATACAATATATCATGATGGTACGTTTGTAGTTATATTAGAAGATGCCATGTTAGTCATAGTCATATCAAGTCCTCCTCTAACATCTAGTATTGTAGGAAAAGAACCTGTTCCTCCTGGGTCACCCATTCTATACCAGTGATTTAAATTTGCAACAGCAGAAGACGTAAGTAAATCTGTTGGCGCACCGCTATTATATAGCGCAGTAATTTCTGAAGAAGAAAGCGCTTTACCCCATATAGAAATTTCATCTAAATTTCCTGCAAAATTATATGAACTACCATTTTTACCTAATTCAAAAAGACAACCTGTTCCTCCTCCAAAGTCTCCACTT